AGAACAATACAGACAAGATTTATTAACACTACCACAGGACTACACAACACCGGAATTAGCATATGCTAACATACCGACAAAACCAACATGGATGAATTAAGATGGCACTAAAAATTGAATACGAAACGAACTTTGGAATAACTTGCGAATACGCTATATGTGTAATAGTCGACACTAGATGTAATAAATATGTGTCAAAAGAAGAGGATGAAAATGGGGATGAAGTGATTACTAAAACATTCCCCGTTCAATACAATGGTAAAATATACGCATCGGATGATGCCTATGCTGATGGTGCATCACCTGTTGGTGGTTTCAATGGTAATTTTGTGATGAGTGAATCTGCTGCTAAAACTCAATACAACATAATCAAACAATGCTACATTGACTTAAAGACAAAAGATGGTTTTACAGAAGGCGAAGATTGTTAGATTAACACACCTAACTTTCAATATATTTCATCATCTGATTCATACATAGATAGTAGCATCGCTATTAGTTTTCTCATGTTAATTCACCTTCCTCATTGCTCGTTTTGTAAGCCAAGTCCAAAACCTATTAGATAGTCTCCAAAAGTATTTTTCTATACGACTCATCAATAACAAGTGTAGAAACTACACCGCTTCTATATTGATGTTCCTACTTAAAAACAGAATCTTGCCAAAAATGACCACATTCTTTACACTTCCACAGTTGGATTCTTTTAGCCTCTTCGTTATGAAAACGAGCAGATAAGCGGTGAGGGATATGCTTGTGTTTACAGTTACGACACTCTACAATTAGCCTATCCATCAATCGTCCCATTAAACACCCTTCTTTGCTATCATATCGTCAATCTTTAGGATTGCAGTGGTAACTTCGGTTGCGCTCAATACTGCTTGTCTGACTAAACTCATAGGTTCAAACACCCCTAATTCAAACATAGAGGTAATTCCACCATTTTCTAAATCAGGACCATAGTCTAGCAAATGTTCTTGGTTTTTGTGTCGCAACGCAAGTATACAATCGAGAGGGTCGTGCCCTCCATTTTCTGCAATAGTGGCTGGTATTATCTCTAAAGAGTCTGCAAACGCTTCGATTGCCATTTGACTTCTACCCTGAGCAGACGCTGCTTCTGAACGTAAATATGATGCCATGCTAGCGAAAGCGCTACCGCCACCATACACTATATTATCTCCATTTAAGACAAGAGAGACAACGCCTAGCGCATCGTCAAATCCTCTTTCTATCTCATCTAAAGTAGTTGTAGTAGCGCCTCTAAGAACTAGCGTAGATTGGTCTGAATTAATCATCCCCTCTACGAACAAATAGTTCACATCGTAATGTCTTTGCCTACTCACTTTACCCATAGCACCACACTCAATATCAGAAGGTGATTGGGCTATCGGTATGCCTAGTGTTGATGAGAGCGCTCTCATAGTGCTCTCAGGTAATCTTCTGACTACGGTAACGTTATGTTTGTGTAGATAAGTACACACGTGGTCGAGAGCGCCATCTCTGACAAAAACCATTCCACCTTCTTCGGGCATTTGCTCTAAAATTAATTTTGCTTGCTCAAGTAAATCATCGTTTGCTGACGATTTGAACTGCGTGTATCCCTGCATGTCTAACTGCACTTGTATATTCTCATCTGTTTTCTGTGGCTCTAAGCCGCTATTCAACAGAATTATATTATGTTCACCATCTATCTCTTTTTCAATAGTCAAGTCTTTATTCACTATTGCGCCATTGAATAAATATGAATCTCTTAGCCCACCGCCGGGTAAACTCAACACACGCACTTTTTCTGCATTACCTGCTTTCTTCACTGCTTGTACACAAAGTGACGCTACATCATCAATCGCAGCATCTAGTGTTTTACCAGTCATAGCGGTTTTTGCGACTTGGATAAGGAACTCATCTTCCGTAGAAGAATGCCTAGTAATCTTTAGCGTACTTAAGCGGTCTATCGCCATATTCGCTGCCTCAGTATAACCTTTACAGACTATATTAGGGTGCAGTCCTTTATTCATCAAACCTTCACTGTTAGACAATAGTTCACCAGCAAGTACGACAGCAGTTGTTGTCCCGTCGTAACATAGACTCTCTTGTGTTTGAGCACACTCGATTACCATTTTACCAGCAGGGTGAGCAACGTCTAGTTCTCTCAGTATAGTAGCCCCATCATTGGTTACTATGGTGTTTCCGCCACCATCAACCATTAACTTATCACGGCCTAGTGGACCTAGTGTGGTCTTCACTGTTCTTACTATCGTCTTTACTGCGTCTATGTTATTCCTCAATGTCGTCTCGCTATCTCTTTCACTCATTCTGCTCTCTCCTTAATCTCATTAAAGGTAAGTTCCTCGTTATCCCAATCTGCTTTTTTAACCATTATAACTCCGTCTCCCTCTTTACAAACATCACAATGTAATCCGTGTTCGTCACTGGCCTCATTTTCACAAAATATGCATACAGGTATAGTCATCATTCTTCTTCCTCCATTACGTTAAATGTGAAAGGATATTCTACCTGTTTTGATAATCGATTTGCCGTTCTCTGTATGTCTGCTAAATTGTTGCCTCTTTGTAACATACTAAAGAGTATATCCAATGCTTTTTTCAATTTCCATATCTCTTCTTCCGTCGTATCATTCACTTTCAGTTCACCTTCTCTTGGGTCATATTCTACCATTCTACTTCTACCTCCATTATGTCACCAGTCTCAAAAGACCTCGACTTTAACATACCATTCTTTTTACCGTATTGGTATATGTCATACGTTAACTGCGCATCTTTTACGCAATAGTCACACACTTCTGTGTATTTACCTGCTCTCCATCCTTTGGGCGCATCTTCGCTTTTCATACTCTTACTCTTACCTAGCGTATGAGAAACTAAAGACTGTAAGTTTGATTCTAATTTACCATAAGGTAATGATGCTTTCTGAAAAAGAAGTTTGGTATCAATTATATTATCGGCCTTTTTCATTACATCTCCAATTGCATAACAATCCAAAGATTGCTTTAGTACAGGAAAATCAAAACCTATTATGTTGTGACCGAGTATCTTACCACCTTTCTGTACATGTGCTGTGATATGGTCTCCAAGTTCACGTGGGTGTAACTTGTGCGTGGTCGCCCCATCTAACAACACATCTTCTTTAGTGAATATATGTGCATCCTTGCCGTCCCATGTAGCGACTACCGATACATCGAACAATGCCTTATTATCCCAACCGCCTATTTCCCATGAGTAATTACTCGTTTCTATGTCTAATGCCATTATGTCGCTCATTTCACACCACACGTCCCGAAATCACCACATGAACATTTCCATGTGCCTCTATTTAGATTGGCTGATGCATAGCCCTTACATGAAGGGCATGGTATCTTTACATTCGATTTCAACATCATTCATCACCTTCCACGCCTACCGTACCGGCTTCTACATCACAGTCTATGTGCCCGTCATCTATCGCTTCCCATTCCAATTCTTTTTCGTGGAACTTCATCAGTACATCCCATGCCTTGTCGGTCTTATCATGTTCCCAATTGATTCGTTCTAGTTTCCAGTATGGCACACGCTTTTCATCCATACACCCATCTACATACGTTGCACCTTCAAGCGTCATTCTCAGATGGGTGATTAGTTCCATCAATTGTAATTCACTCAAACCTGAGTGTTTCAATGGTATACCTGATGACCCGCTTCCTTCTCTTTCACATTTCCAACTTACATCTATTCTTCTATCTGACATTCTTCTTCATCTCCTTCATAGTATAATTCAGCGCACCCTATACACGCTTCGCAATCGTATTCCCCTTCTGCATTCTGAAAAAACACATATCCTACGCCTCTACAATCCTTACATATCGATATTTCATTTTTTCTTTCCATCGACATTTTCGACACCCTCCTTGAGTCTTAAGTAAGCAATAGTACCATCTTTTGTGTTCTCATACATCTTAGCCGCCCATTTACCATAATGAGCATAAGCAGTACCTCTAGTTACACCTGTCTGATTCATGTAGACTTTCACCAATTCTTGTTTCTTAATCCACTTGTCACCCTTGTTACCCAATTCAAATGTCTCGCAAGCCTGAGTAGAAACAATCCATCTGTTTCTTTGCGTCACCCTTTCAGCAATCTTAGGTCCAATCTCAACCTCTCCTTCTAACCATGAGATTAAGTTACGGAATAAATCGAATAATATCTCTGTTGCCATAGATACGTGCTCTCCTGTAATAACCCACTTTTCATCAAGCATAGCAAGATGCGCTGAGAATATCAGAGTGTAATTCTCCATAGCAGGTATGAACGAAGCCACTACGTCACTGATACCCGGTCCTAGTCCATTCATAAGTTCGTAATACTCGTCAATAGATTGAGCAAAGGCAGAATAGAATGTATTATCGTCTGCTGTAAATATAGATGTCATGCTATCCTGTAATAGTGTTTCTTGCTCTTCTCTATCCATAGCATCCCATTCTACGAAAGATGTCTCAGTAACTTCCAATACCTTATTTCTCATTCTCTTTTCCAAGTCCTTGAAATAATTGACTATATCCTCGTATGTAATTTTCATTTTAGGTTTCACTTTCAATGCTGATTGTGAACGCACTAAACTCACGTTTTTCCTTCTATTCATGTCCCAGTGTGACCAATATAGAAGCACTCTTTGAAAGATACCTTTTGTCAATACATACTCTTTTACACCAGCAGGTGGATAAGTTGTAATCCATAGAGAAACAAGTGATTCAATTTCTGCTCTTCCACCTCTCTGTTGTAGAACTAATTTGTTGTTATTGCTTCCCACTGGATTGCACGCCGATTGTAGATACAATACGGTTTGCTGACTGTGGGTACTTGGATTCAGTATGATAGAGCCTTCGTCAAAATTAAGCGCCTTACGTCCTGATAGTAGCCCTTCCTTGTGTATGTAGTTCTCTTGTCCGTTATCGTCCTTCTCTACGTGAAAAGAGCCTAGTAGACCAGCATCTGTGCCTGAGGTGTACATATCAGATGGAACTCCTATGTCCTCCAGTATATCTCCTACAAACTCCCATGCTATGCTCTTCCCTGTTCTACTCGACTGTATCCAAAAAGAATGCACTCTAGGGTCTAGGTGACTTGCACCCCACGGTAATCTCACATAAGGAACTGCTAACTGACCCTGTATGAAGAAAAACGATAACATCGCTGGGATGTCGTTATCTATCGATACGTTTCCAAAATGTTTAATGTATCCATCAAATATCTTGTATTTCTTTACTGCTTCATATTCTATTGCTTGTTTCATAATCTTCTTCTCTCCTTTTCATACCCTTCCGAATATTCCTATTGTCCGTCTATACTAGAGTACATAATTGTAACTATGTATAGATAATACATCGGAATATCTGACTATTCAATCTCGGTTTATATAGTCAATCAGCGAAACACCGTCCTTTCCACATGAACAGGTTGTTCGCTAGTGAGTACTTCTGCAATCTTTCTTGCAGTTTTTGTACCCAAACCTTTCACTTTCTTTAGGGAATCTTCATACATCATCTCTTCTATACAGCCGCAAGTTTTCAATAACCTATCAGCCATTATACTACCCACACCGGGTATTGTAAGTAGCACGTCTTTACGCACATCATTAGTGCTTACTCTACGAATTGCTTGAGCGCCATGTGCTGACGCTGGTTTGTGTAGTTTATTATGTAGTTTAACGACAAATAGAGCCGCTTCACTTACGTTAGGGGTGAATATCACCTGACAGTCGAAATCGGCCATTATACGGGCTAATAGACCTAAGAACTTATTCTGTGTTTTGCTGTACGATGTCTTTGTCATTTTCACGTACTGTGATATACTCCCGTGTACTAGTAAAAAGAATCGTTCATAATTAGCATCCATATTGTCTAATTGCTTCCAAAGATGGCCGCTATCACACGATTGTAAGAAGTCGCTGACAGACTTGGCTTCTACACACGCTGCACCTAGTAAATAATCACCGACTATTAACGGCTTTCTTTCAATTCTCAAGCCTACTTTTTCAGCCTTACGAATAATAGATTCGCAGAGTTTTCCTCTTTCATTACTATCTATAATTAAATCAACCATCTATTATATCCTCCTTTTTATGAACTTTACAATAATCACTACCGTTCAATTTTCTAGCCCTACACCTTTCTTTCTTTACCGTTGTACCATTACATCTGTGTTTATCGCTAGGTTTACTAAAACAACGTTGACAAAAATGTGTTATGCTTTTTCCTCTTGAGGTGTAGTTTCTAGTACCTAACTTAGCACCGCATTGTAAGCAATTGAATATATGTTTCATGCCAATCCTTCTCCCGTTCCATCGTAGAATCTACACTTACCTGTGCAGAAGCCCTCTTCCATCAAAGTGCTACATTTGGCGTGGGGGTATCCTTTGTAAACTATACTCTCTGTTTGCATTCTCGTAGTATCTTCGTTATAATCAGCCCAGCCTTGCTCAGAACAAATCTCAATTATCTGCTCCACATGGCTATCTAGTTCTTTTTCCTCCACTCTATCGATTGGAAAGAACCACCTTAGTCTATGTGCTAGATATGAGGCTAGATGATATCTAGCCCTATGAATAGGGTTACCTTCACCTAAAGCCGCTTGTGCTAGACAGGGTAGTACCTGTATCTTACCTAGTGAGATAGTGGGTAAGTCGCCCACTTTCTTTTTATTTACGGCGAATACGCCTGTTTTTTTCTCAGGTAGTGTAAGTTTAATCGGCTTTTGGCCCAACTGTATATATCCACCTCTAGGTTCTTGTGCTAAATCTAACAAATCCTCATGTTCAAGGGTCAATACTTCTTCTGAGGTAAGAGGTGTAGACCAACATCCTCGTTTCATATTGTATGAGTTTGGTATCCTTATCATACCCGCTAAATCAAACGCTACTGTCGGGTCATTACAAGAGAGGTCTAACGTATCGTGCCAATTCATTATAAGCATCTTACCCGCACTTTTCAATCTAGTAACTTCTAATCCATCAGTAGGGAGGAATGCCTCTTCAAAAGGAATCCAAATATGGAATCCTCCACCTGAGAAATAAATAAAATGATGATAGTCGTTATCTAGTAGATGCTGATGTAGTCTCTTTACCTGCTCATGCATGAAAGAAAACTCTACATTCTTACCTTTTTGTTTGAAGTCTTTACAGTCAAAATCCATGACAAAGTGTCTAACTATGGCTGTATTGTATTCGGCTCTGTGATGTCTAGGCGCTTGGGTACGTCTATATCCGTAAGCGGTAAAGTAAGCGTTTCCGCTTCCGTTTTTACCTTTCCAATATCTTTCTAGTTCTTTCCAATCCCTTACAAGGTAACGTCCACCATGACCACCATGGGCGCTTAATTCCAAGACTTCCCTCGGAAAGTCGAGTGGTATGAATGGCACACAATCACCAGTATTTGTCTAGACCTTGACTCTCAATTTTTTTGCGTATCGTTCCGAATATATGTTTAGCATGTTCTTCGATATATGTTTCGTAAACAAAATTATGATTTAGATAATGACTATAAAATCGCTTATCTAACGTCACTATTATTACGGGAAAAGAGGTTACCCCATCTTCTTCTGTAAATGCTCGTAACGTCATCTGTTCACCTAAATCAACTCTATATAAATCAGAAAAGCCTCCACCTGAATCTTTTATCATACCGTCTACCACGGTTAATTCCGTTTCAGGTCTATCAATCAATTTGGTTAATTCTGTTTTGATTGCTCTTCTTATCGCTGTTATTTCATCTGTCTCTCTATATACTTTCATTCTATGTCCTCCATGTCTATTTCTGTTTGACTGTCTAAGTTGTTGCCCCACGCAGGGCATAATTCCATGAAACTACAAAATTGGCAACTAGAAACTACGTTTCCTTTCCAATCTGTATAGTTAAATGGTTCAGGCTCAAATGAGTCTGTTATGTGCGCTTTTACTAATTTCTTTAGTTTGTTTTGTACTGTTCTAGGTGCATACCTAGTTATTTTTGAGCCAACCTCTTCTATTTCCCAGTTGGCTTTATCTCCACCGTTAGCCCATCCTCTAGGGAACTCCCAAGCCCAATGCGTTACTGGCAACCAATCTGAGAACTCTCCTTCATCCAGCATCAGCCTGTAAAATTGCATTTCTTCTCGCATCTTCTTTGCGGTCTTTTTCTGCTTCCATTTACCAGTTTTTAATTCCATTAATACGAAGCCACCTTCACCGTCAGAGAAGATGGTATCAATGAATCCGCGTAGATGTACTGGGTATTCTTCACCGTCTACTTCTACATGGATTAGAGCATGTGCTGACACCTCGTTGCCTTTGGCTGCCCAGTTAACGCCTCTAGTTACAAGAAACCTATCCCACTGCCAATCAAACCACTGCTGTATAATTTCTTCTTCTCCTAACAAATACGGTTTAGGAGGTTTAGGAATTACACTATACATCAAGTCTTTGGCTAACAATTCTTTACTGTCGTCGATAAGGCTCAAGGTTTCATCTATCTTGTCAGGCGCATAGTCCCAAAAGTATTCTACAATATTGTGTACGTTAGTACCCCTTACCATGTCATCTGTTTCTGCCTCAGACAAACGATAGATGTATTTCATTTTGTAAGAATAGCCACACCAACCGTGTGCATTAAGAGATGATTTACTGACTCTCAAATGTTTATCCATGTCCGGTTGCCACGCATACAGACTATTGTTGTAAGACTCTAACAACTGAGGCGTATGAGCCTCAGCCCCTCTATCGCCTAAACTCTCCTTGTTAGGATTGAACTTCATAAACTCACTCATTCAGAACACCCCTCACATTTTAACGCTGAAAGCGCTCTTCGGCAGTTAGGACAAGTAGGTACACCTTTTACCATATAGATACCCTTCTCGCCTTGCCACCCGCAAAAACATTTTACTATCTGAAACCTAGTCATCTATTCTTTCTCCATTTTTATATCATCGAGTAGATTATCAATTTCAATATCTTGTTCGCTTGTTGCTCCGCAATCATCACATCGCATTTCTAAAATTATCCAACCTTTATCAACAGCCTTGTCGGGGTATCTCCAACCTTCGCAATAACTATTTTCATGTTCGCAATCATCAGGCACACCATCTAGATGCGCATGGTCTGCTGCTGTCATTCCATCAGGGTAGTTGCTACTCATTCTTACTCTTCCTCCAACATTATCAATTTTTGCAAATATATTGCTAGGTCTAAAGCCTCTTCCTGTGCATGGATTAACCATGCTTTTCTTGTCAAGTCAACTCTTTCCATTGTTGTGTTATACTTGCGTTCACCAATTTCTGCTCTTGCAGTTATTTTTTCTATCACTCTATCTTCTATCTTACTCATTTTCATCACCAATGTTTCTTCGGCCTTTTAGCCCCAACAGCCGCATCTAAATCCCAATCTAGTACGCTGTAAATATTCTTAATTTTCCTTGTGATAAACTTTTCAACACAGGTATTGTAGTCGATAACGAAATCATCAATCTCATCTACTGTCCTAAAACCTACTACGTTAGTATGTACCATACCATCAGGAGACGCTTTTGTGTAAACCCATTGTAGGCTATCTCCCACTTTGAAAGGCTCTCTAGGGTTGATATGTTCATTATAGTAGTAAGCGCCTCTTACTGGCATAGGAGGCACACGTGCATATTTTTCTTTACCTATGCGACCATATGGTGCAAGTTCTTCCGCACCTTTTTCGCCCTTAATTACAGATAGTGCAATTGGTCTGATGAAACTTGTAACCTCATCTTCCTCAGCCCCAGTGCCTATCATATTGAAGATTCGCCCTTGTACCTGTTTGGTGATAGGAGATACGCTGGATGCCTTATATGAGAAGCCAGTAACTTTCAGTTGCCCCTTCTTCTCAGGAGGCCACACAAAGATACCGAAGTTTTGATTCTTCACATCGGCAGTCAACCAGTAATCAAAATACGCCTCTAGTTCAATTTCCATAGAAGGTAAATCAAATCTTTCTCGTATTATCTTATTCAAATCACTTACATGAGTGTCTATTTCATCGAATGGTATCTGTATGTAACCGGAGTCTGTGTGCCCAGCAAGCGCTCTGTATCCCGCTTTCTCACTTTCTAAGAGTAAAGTATTGATACATTGCCTACCGTAATATGTAATCGTAGCGCCGATGTCAGGGTCTATCCACCCACCGCCAACGGCCTTCTGAGATACATACCCATACACTGCATTTGTAGCCACTTTAACAGCCGTCTGCATCATGTTGTATTGTAGCCGCTCTTCGTCAGTTTTTGCCGCTTTCAACAGAGCCTTATATTCTGCACGCAGTTCTAACATGCTAGAGATAATAGTAGGTATCACTCCCTTCTCATTAGACCAGTAAGTACCATTAGGAACACTACGTATACCGTCTCCACCGTGTCTCATCTTAGTAGTAACACAAAGATTTGCGTCTACTATCAGTATAGGATACATAGCCTTGAAATCAATACAAGCGACACCTCTATGTCTACCTCCAACAGTGTCAGGTACGTTAGCGGCAGCATACTCTTCTCTTTGCCTATTGTATGTTGTTACAGCCTTCAAATCAGTTTCACGTGAAATTAATCCTCTGATATAATTGGATACATTGCACGTACTTCTGAAAGATACACCGCAGTGTTTTTGCATAGCAAGATGATACGGTATAGCCTTCACCTTCTCAGTACATTTTCTAAGAAGTGTAGTATCACGCACACAGTAATCGACAAACTCATCAAAGTTATCTATCCACCATGTGAATACATCTGCATCCATCTTAGCGCCCTCTTCACCAAACTCTTTGTCTAATTCTAAATCTTCTGCAATAGTAGCCAACTTCTTATTTCTAAATTGACCGTTGCCACTCTTCTGCCACATAGCCTCAAGACCACTACCTTTCTCCCAAGACAGCGCAGTATCGTAACATAGTCTACCAAGTATAGGTTGACTGTTCTCTCTGTATCCATTTTTCTTGTGAGGTCTTATCACTTGTCTAACAGGACTAAGCCTCTCAGATTCATTACCCAACCTTCTAATTAATTGTGGAAGGTCAGCCCATAAAATACTGTGTGCCACAAGCATATCGGGGTCGCACTCTTCTAAGTGTTCTAAGAACGCCTCATGCATAGCGCCTTCATCTTTACACATATACAGCATATAGCCGCTTTCCCTATCAATAAAATCAATGGTAGGTGTGTCAATCCCATCACTCTTCCAAGCGAATACTACCGGATATTCTGCGTGCGTATCATCAATAGCAATCATTGTAGTAGCGCCCTCATTAGGGCATCCTTCCGGTTGCCATTCCATATCGAAATACCATATTCTAGGTTGAAAGTCAGGTATGTCTTTTGCCTTAGGATACATATGTTTGATTAACATATCATTGTAATTGATATCGGCTTCATAAGTTCGTATTTCATTCCTAATATCATATAGATGCGCTGGATTAGGAACATCGAATCTCATTAGAGGAACACCGTCTAAACCAGTAGCAGTAATATCGTACCTAACTCTAGTGCCCGGATACCTAGCCACTACTCTACTTATTCTCCTAGCGTGTGTATTAGCAGCAATCCAACAGTGACACGGCACATATGTGCTGAAATCAATATCAGCATCATTAGGGTCTATGGTTAATTCAACTAAAGAACCGTTAGTTCCTCTATGCCTCATATAGACATGGGGATAGCCTACTCCCTCCCACTCATCTTCGGGATAGTAATAATCAATTATCATTCAACCACCAACCAATCATTTTTCTCAACCATAACTCCACACCCACCAAGACTATGATTACTCGGACCGCAAGTTGAAGCACCCCAAGAAAAATGATAGACTCTTTTTACATGATTACAGTAAGGGCATTGAATGTCTTTACCGTTTTTACCTGCTCTAGTATATCTATTGACTGTGTTCATTTCTCTGCCTCCAATAACTGGTTGATTATCCCTCGGTAGTATGTGGCTTCTACCCGCAACCGCTTGATTTCTGTGAGCAGGTCAGGAACATACTCTGCCAAATGTTGTTGATTATCTTTGTCGCCCATGAACCAATCTGCTTCTTGTTCTATCTTCTTTATGTTCATTCTTCATCTCATTCCTGTTGGTCTATAATTATCAATAAGCGCTTTACCATATTATCAGATTGTCTTACCACTAAACCCACAGAATCACCAAAGTGTATCCTTGACACCATCTTAGGATTAACTAAACCTAAACATGGAAGAAGCCAAGGACCGAAACTAGAGGACACTGAATGCTTTGGTCCTTCTGCCTCTCTCAGTTCACTTGTAGCAAATAATTTGACATCGTGGGCTTTACCCACAGATATTGTAAGTTCAGACGAATCCGCATCAGCAGTCAATTTGTAGTCAGAATCCTTGTTAACTATCGATTTCAATGTCGCTAACTTGAGTATGTCTGTCATCTGAGTTTTACCTTTCAAAGTGTAAGTGTCTTGACCGAAGGATGCCCATTCAGCCTTCTCCGCCTTCGCTACTAATTTCTCAAACGTAGGTACTAACTGACTACTCTTCATATCGGTTACAGGTATATTCATTTTCATCTTACCGCTTGTAATATAGACAGTCTTTCCACCTTTAATTTGTTTAATCGTAACAGGTCCAGCACACTTGCTAATAAAAGCGCAGGTTTTACCCAAGTCTGATATATTCAGCGTGCCTTCTTTAGCAAGCGCATCGGGGTAGTGGTAGTACACTTTCAAGAAATGTGTTTGGTAAGCAGCGCTGTATCCTAAACAAGTAGGATTGACCATGACGTTTACATTCAAATCATTCATGTTGCTATCAAATTGACCTAAATGGCTTAACCATTCTTTCTTGTCTAGTGTCATCTGAGCCATTCACTCACTTCCTTCTATTGGCTCTAAATCTTCCAACTCTATTAGGGAAGCAATAAATGAATGGTCGTAATCCATTTTAGTGGTGTATAATTTACCGTTGCCTTCTTCATCTTCAACCCAAAATGTAATATCGTATAGGCTAATGTCAGTCATTCACTCACTTTCCTTCAACTTTAGTAGCAATATACGGGTTTCTTTCATGTATATTCTCGCTCTCTCGGTTATGGCTCGGCGAGTGATGTTATTCCACAAAGCACCACATTCAATACAACTAATAACTGTTGATTTGTGTTCTTCTGTATCTGAATCTTCAACAAGATGTTCTTCAACCATTTCCGAAGCACAATTGAAACAATTATCCATGCCCTCATCAATGTTATTCTCAACATACAGATATTTCATTGATTCACAACCTTTGTAGTTCAGGTAAACCTAACCATGAGGGTTGTTTGCCCTGCTCAGTTATCAGTATAGTGCTACGTTGTCCTTGTAGTGTCGCATCGGTCTTAGATTTCTCAAAGGTAGCAGTAAACTCAGAACGTGTGACCTCACCATCGTCATCGTAAGAATCTCTACGTCTGCAATGTATAATTTGATACATGTAACCTGCTGTTGTTTTCTCCCATGCAGGTTGTCCTTCTTTAGCAGTAATCTCGCCTTGCTTGTTGTAGACATCTTTCAAGTGTGTTTCCCAAAAGACATTCACCCCTCTCTTTACAAGTGCACGTGATAAAGCAGTAAGTTGATGGAATCTTGTAGTACGAATACTCCAGTCCCATTGTGACTGCACTCTCTTGTTCTCTCCTTGACCTCTGTTATCAGCCGCTTCGATACCGTCTTTAGATAATCCCAAATCCTGTATTCTCATACAGTTGGTCGCTACCGAATCCCACAAATCTATACCAGTGACTAAGACACCCCACAAATCCTCATGTGAATCTAATGCGAACTGCATTATCTTTACTGTCCTATCGTGTGTCGCTGGATAGTCATAGGCTGTCCTATCGTTCTTGTTCATCACCCACGGCTCCCAACACTTGATGTTGTCATTGTCGGCATAGAACGCAGACTTAGTAGCAGAGCCACCGTTGTCAAAGTCAATTACCCAAAATTGCTTAGGTTTATCGCTCATTCTTCTGCCTCCTTTAGCCAGTAGTCTTTAGTAACAAACTCTTCATCAACTTGTATAATTACATTACCAACAACCGGATTACTGAACAAGTTTAGTTGCTGAGTTGCTAATTGGTTGTGGGCTAATTTCTTCCAAATACCTTCTTCATTCACAATCATATTTTTTATACCACTGAGCGAATATGAATTAGGCATGTATTGAATGTTACCTCCTACTGTTGCTTGCATATCTTCTAATGTAGGCGATTCGGTCCAAGTTTTACCCTTGAGTTGCCACATGCAACTATCTTCCGTTAGTATTTCAACCCAAATATCGCTCATTTATTCACCTCTGTAAACTCTACTAAGTTAGTCTGTCTGCCTGTATCAAACGAATCACAATACCTCTGAAAGAAGTCAAATATTATAGCACTTTTACCTGTATTTTCTTGACCAACTAAAGCCATGAAAATGTGTGTCTTAGGTCTGTTAGCATTCACATCTGCTAATTCCGTTCTCAAGTCTGCAAAAGGGTCAGCAGGTTCTTCGCTTGCCTTTTGTTGCACTTTCTTACTCTCTCCAAAACCTGCCATCTTAATTCTGCTCCTCTTCTGCTGCCTGTGTTTCTGCTTGGTTAGTTCTGTTTACTTCTGCTACGTCATTGCGTAGTTTATTGATTGCCGCATTTACTTCATTAGCAAACGCTTCTAGCAACCTAATACTAACCAGTCTGTCACCTGCAACTTTCTGTATCTGCATAGCCTCTGTGTAAAGCGTGTTATATTGCTCTACTAGGCTTGCATTGTTTGATACGGCTGTCTCCAATTCTTCTTCCAATTCTTTCTTCGTTCTTTTCTTATCTGTCATTTTTTCACCTCACTCAAATTGTGAAGAATCGGTGTCCCCACCACCGACTCTTCTAATTGCTCTTGATGGATTCGTATATATGCCAAACACTGCTAGTTGTGGCATACTTTGTCCGTCTTGTACTTTCATCTTTAGTCTACCATAGACTAGTACAGAACTCTTCTCTCCAAAGCCCCATAGTTCATCGTCTATGTCTCTAAAGTGGAATGGGCTTGCAATATCGTTACATGAACCGCTAACCCAGCAAGGGATTTCGCTCATTCTACCTTTACCGTGTTGATTTTGTAGATTCAAGGAAGATATAGATAGGCTAAAGTTACGCCCTGTCTCATCCCAATCACTAGGTTTACCTTCGGTAGACATTCTCATTACACTACCCCTTACGATTATATCAGGTCCAACCGTACCATCGTTGCCATCTCTACCAGTAAAGTGTCTTTTACCAGCGTTGTATGCATCTTCTAGTTCTGTTAAGTTTACGTATGCATCTCCCATGTAGTCATCGTTAGTCCACATTTTGAAAGGTTGTAGATGATGTCTGATATGCTCAGGACACCATTCATCACCGTATTGCATAGTTTCGCTAAAGTTGTAATTGGTGCTTAGAACGTCTTGGAATGCTTCACTTTTAGTATTAGGTAGTCTAACTTGGATAGATACAGGAGAGCCTACGTCTATCTTCATGTTTCTGTTTTCGTTAGTCAAGTCTACTCTCCAAAATTGTAAGTCACCATCTAAGAACTTCTTAGGTTCGTTACCAAAGAATCTGTAATACCTACCCATTCTTTCGTATGGATATGGTCTACCTGCTTTGCTAAGTAAGCAAATCCAATCATCACCTTGTTTGAATCCCATGGAAGGGTCTGCGTTTGCTGAGTCTGTGGTCACTAGAGCGCCGTTAACGGTGTTAATAGCCCATACACCATCTTCTGCATAGTAGTGTCCTACAACACCGTCTGACATAGCCGCATTAGGGTCTTCTTGCCATTTCTGTCTAGCATTTCTTACAGACCAACCGTTTCTATCTGCTGATTTATCTTCTACACCCATCCAGTGTCCTACGAAAGTAACTGTGTCTCCACCGCCACCGCTTATGTTGCTACTTCTATCTTCGATGTACATTCCTTCTGCCCAATCTACCAATAAGTCTGCATCTTCGGCAGTCCAATCGGTGCAGTTCCATGTGTCAGCGATATGTTTGATGTATGCTTCGATAACTTTCTCCACACTTTCACCAGTTCTTTCCGCTTGCATCTTGAAACGCAGCATCACCTCTTCAGGCCATTCGTCTTTCTTTTCTTCCCGTTGTTTGAACGGGTTATTCTCACTTGCATTATTCATTTTTGTTACCTCTATTTACTTGTTTTCTCATTTTTGATACCATCCAGTCAAGGAAGGAATAGTCGTCGCCCGGCCATGTGTATCTATATGTCATAGTATCACCGTATACCGCCATTATGTCCCACATCATATCCAATGTATCCTCATCTTCAAAGTGGGAATATATGTTTCCGTAGAAACCATTGAGTACGGCTGGGAGAGTTCTGCCGGATTTGATTTGTGCATGAAGGTTTCGCCTTAAATTATACCATTCATTGTTGATTGCGTATGCTATCGAATCTTCTGCGCTGGATAATACAAGTAGGTCTACCTTTTCCTCTAGATAATCTAAACTATCTAAGTTTTTCATAAACATGATAGTCGCTCTCATATCACCGTTCATGTGTTTTACAAGGTTGTCTAAGATAGGAAGTAATACTAAATGTGAATCTGACGGTAAACCGGAATGAGATGAATCATAATTGAATAATCGACCATATATCCAAGATGCGCCTACTCTTTCATCTACTGGTGAGAAAGCGTATGCATTACACCTTGAACGTATAGCAGGTCGTATCTTCTCAATCTCATTACACGTGAGTATAACCATTGCATTGTGAGCATACTTCTCTATCAACTGGCGCATAGCATCTTGTGCTGCTGGGGTAAGCCCGTCTGCTTCATCTAGTAGGATTATCTTTCTTTCTACACCTATACCTTTTGTTCTCATAGCAGTTTTGAATGAGCCTCTAATGAAATCAATACCTCTATCATCACTTGCATTAGATTCAATGTAGTTCATGCTGTTGAAGGCGTCACCTAGAAAACTTTTTGCTATACAGTGAGCGGCACTAGTCTTACCTGTGCCCGGAGGACCGTGGAACAACAATGCCTGTGGTAATGCCGATTGACTAGTTACATACCTATGCTTGTGCCAAGATTGTACATCTTGCTTGAGAGCATCTAAACCTGCCATTTCACTCAATACTGAGTAATCGAAAATACTTGGAGTTTTCATCACCCTGTTTATTCAATCTCGGTTTATATAGTCAACCAATTTCATCGTATGAGAGCATATCTAATTCTGTATCGTGTGCTTCTACCCAAACAAGAAAATCATCCCATGTCTTTGGAACAGGGTTATCAACAACCCAAGATAACATGTGCCAGCCAGCGCTATCGGATAAAGCAGAGCGTATCCCATACATATTCTCTAACTTATCTAATAAGACCAACCACTTGAAAATATCACTCTTGCTATGGTATTTTTCTTTTAACTCCATACCGAAGGGACTCAGGAACTTGCTTACACAAGTCTGCTGAATGTAAGTGCCGCTAGTAAACAGAGAGCGCCAACTTATTTGTTTCTTTACTCTCATACCTAATTTGGAATCGCTTCTATTCTCTACCCATGTCTTCATACGTAGTTCAGTTAATATGATACCTAAACCCATCCACTCTTCTCTTCTATCCACTTCACTATTCATTTCCCACACCTACTAAATCGACGTACTGAGCCACATCAGATATTCCCATTTCATTATCTATTTCTACAAACGAAGGCTTACTCAAAGCACCCGACCTTCTATCAACAAACGGGGATGATACACGTATTACTATACAAACATCATCGGGTATTACCTTCCACCTGTTTACTTCTTCCGTATTAGCACCAAGTATTCTTTCAATATCGAATGCGATAGAACTTTTTTCTGACTCTATATAAACTCCGCAAAATCCTACATCCAAAAACTCGTCTATCCCATCGATTGCCTGTAATTTTATTTCCATCACATCACCGTGTTTGTATGCTGCTAATCTTAAATTATGAATGTGGGATTGCTTCACTAAGACATAGCCTCCATATTCAGTAGGAGAGAATCCCCCAGTGTTAGGAAACCGTACCGTGTTCTCATGTTTAATTATTGAATCCCAAGAAGGTGTAGGTAGAGGCCAAGCAATTTCCTCATCATGCGATTCAGAATATTTAAGCAACCTTTCTTTTAATGATAATTTAGGATGCTTAGGGTATGCTACATCTGTGATTACATCGCCCGCTTTCTCTATGATAACATCTTCTCCCTCGTTGTATTCAACGCTTACTATACCATTGTTAGGTATAGATTGGTATACCTCTATATCCACAGATTTGTACTTGCTCCATGGAATCCATCTACGCTTTCTTAGCGCAGCAGTGGGTTTCTGATACCATAACTTAGGGTCGTATAATAAATTAACATCATTGTACACCGCATGAATTATTTCTTTATCGGTAAGAAAACCCCTACTAGATGATATGATGTCAGGAGATATACTAGTATTCAATCTTCTTAAAAATCTGAGGGCGGAAATAGGTTGTTGCTCGCCTATTACAGATGACCAAAATAATCTAGCGTCTATCTCATTCATCTGTTTACTTAATTCTAAAAACGAATACTCGCCTTCAATAACAGCATTTCTTATTTTCAGCATATCTTCTATGCCCCAATCACAAGGATTCGATGCACTGCTCTCTGATGCGAGTAAGGTCGATACTCTTTTGTCAAGTAATTCTAAAACAATTTCATATGGTACTTCTAATTCATTAGCCACTTTAGAAAGGACTTTTCTTTCAGTCAAGGTTTCATTAGAAAACAGAATCTCGTAAGCATAGAGCGCGGTCGATTCTTCATTGAAATCTAAAGAAGATAGACTCCTATCTCCTAAGCGACTTCTTTCCCAAGCATTCGCCAAATCTGTAAATAACATTAAACCAGTAGATGCTTGTGAGTAGCGAGCCACTTATTTGGCTTTGGTTTCGTACCCGTTCCTAACATATCCAATGTTATACTTTCCACTTTCTTTACAGTGATACCACTTTTGTATTCCTTAGCATACAAGTAAAGGCAGTCGATTATTAGATTCTTATTACTTCTTTGATTAGACCAATTTGAATCTAATCTTATTTGCGTATACGATAGAATCGCTTTGTTAATCTGTAACGGTTTCATACCGAATGCTATACCTAAAGCATAGATGTCTTTTTCTCTCATGCTTATCTCTCATCGTGATAGAAGAAGTAAATCTCACTCCATATATTAGAGTAAGCAGTACCAAGTTTATCGTCTTTTACAGATGCCTTGAAATTAGGATAATTAATTTTCATCAATCTTTCAGATACTACGTTAGCCACATGTTCTCTATCTATGTAAGCCCGATAAGGATAGTCTGCTGTCTCATCCTTAAACAGTTCACACTTAGGAAATATGTTTAGTAAGTGCTGCTTTGACCTAGCCCTTACTAACAGCGTTTCCTCATCATTTCTATTCTCTACTATGCTCAACCATGCGTCGTTAAATGCTATCCACATCTTCAATCCCTTTCCATTCTCTACATTCAATCTCGGTTTATATAGTCAAAGTTACTTACGCAACTTGTCTTGCTATATCGCCTATTCTTTGTTGTAGTACGTTTCTTGTCTGACTATCTCTAAGCGACGATAGAGCAGCCTCCATCGCATCACTACCGCCGTATTTATCGTAAGACTGCCCCATTTCTTTAGGAGTCATCTGCCCATACACTTCTTCTGTATGTGGTGGCTTATATTGCATTGATTGTAATTCAGATACCCTAGAACCCCAAGCATTTCCTTTAGGCGCACCTTGCGCTCTATACGGTCCAGCCCCTCCTACGTCTACGTAGGTAAGGTTACCATCGGGCCTCATCAGAACATTATCCATATCCATACCTAGAACATCCCAATTGGCTATGAGCGCTTGTGGAACGAAGTCTTGTCTTAATTTTCGCTTGTCTCCATAATTCACAGGTCTAGCCCCTTCTTCATAATCAGTAAGCATAGTAGGTCTACTTCTTTCTTCTACCATTCGAGCATTAGGAACGCCAACACCTAATTCATTCAGATAACGATTCATGTCATACTCGTTGTTAATGTGAGCCTGAGGGTTACCTCCAGCGTGACCGCCTCTTTTTACTACCACTTTTTTACCACTAGGTAAAATGCGCAATGCAGCCCCAGTAGAGCCTCTCAATCTGACTTCCTCCTTGAGGAGCGCCCATGCGTCATGTATCGTCATATCCCATCCCTCTTTTCAACTTCATCCCTCTTTTTACCTGTGATTGTGTGTGTTTTTGTAAGCCTACCGCCTTTACGATTCTTACGTAAACTTAGTTTAGTGGCGAAATAATGTAAATGTTCCGCCATCTTTGTATCTAAATCTGTAAAACTTTTATCTAATCTTTTCATTCGAGTATTCAATATGGCTAATTGATTCTGAAACTTTGCATTTTGTTTTTTGAACTCATCCGCTACTACACTCTCGACTAGAAGTCTATGTTCATTGAAATCTTCCTCTAGGTTTTTAGAGGCTATTTTCATAGTCTCTACTATTGCTATCCCCACCTCTTTCGCTATCTGTTCTTTTGTGCTGTCGCTAATAGTCTCGAAAACAGATTTTAATTCTTTTATCTCTTCTTCTAATAAACGTATTCTGTATTCCTCTCTAGTCTCTTTTTCAATGGAAGATTTACTTCTAGTATAGATATTTCTTTTGTTTAAGATTTTAGAAAAAGGACTACACTTATCACAATAACTGCGTACTTCTACATTACTTCTTTTTCTAAAGTTTTTACCGCATGTTTTACAGACTGCTATATTACTCATGCTTTCACTTCCTCATAGATTCCCATAGTTTAATGGCTTCTTGTTGTTCTTCATTCAGTGCATCGAATAGTTCTTCTGCCGCACTTTTCTTCTCTACCTTAACAGGTACGGTTTTACAATCAGGACAAGTTTTTCTTAACTTACCTCTACCTGTTTGCTCAAAGTTCTTGTTACAACCATTACAAACATAAGTTCTTACTACTATCTTGTAGTTTTTCTTAGCAGAATCTCTAGCAATCTTAGCGTGATTCTTTTTCTGACATTCAGAACAACGTAGTTTCATCTTACCTCTACCAGTCATAGTTTCTAATTGGCAATTACAATCTATACATACCCCTACTCTCTGTAAAGGTACGAAAGTTTTAGTCCTATACTTTGCATTTTGTTTTGCTCTTAGTTCGGTCTTACAACTCTCGCAGTGAGTAATGGTTCTACCCTTACCTGTTTGAACAATAACATTTGCACAATCTTCCGCCACACATACATTCTTACGAATGACTTTAGGTTTAGGCTTTCTTATGTTACGTCTATGTGTCTTTCTACATTCTTCTGATTGGCAGAGAGTTGGCGCTTTACCTTTCTTTACTTTGTAAGTAAACTCTTCCTCGCATATTCTACAAGTAGACTTTTTATGCGTAACCTTTTCTTTCTTTACTTCAATCTTCAATCCTAGCATTTTTGCTAATTCTATCGCTACATCATCACTCATTATATCACCAAATATTTTCTAATTTCAAATAGTATTGCTAAACCTGAGAAAAACAGAAACGCTGACACTACGCCACACCCACCACACAATAAATCATACCAATCCATATTACACTGTCACCTCTACGCTTTGCCACCAATCAGGTGCAGATACATGTCTGTAATGTACGCCACCTGCACTACTTGCTTTGCTCTTGTAGTAGGCTCTGTATGCTTTAACCGCATCTTCATCTTTGTATTCGTCAGGCATGGCTTGAGCAAACGGAGTTTTGCTATCATAATCCCAGTTAGGTGTAAATTGTTTACCATAATGTTTGCCTTCAATAACATCTTTCATGTGTCTAATTGGACCTTCACAAGCATGTGTTTTGTTGAATCTCATACTGTATTCATAACATAATGCGATAGCATGTTCTGCTAACCACATGAAATCTTCAAGTGAATTACCGCATTGAATAGTGCATGGGTGATGATGATAGCCCCCCTTGTATGGAGTACCTTTTTGTGTCAATGGCAAAATATCATCAGTAGCCCCGTACCTGCGTAATGCAGATGCCATCATTTGTGCGCTCTCCACTACCATTTTTGGCACTCTAACGCAGTCCATGTACTGTGCCGCTTTTACTGGGTCATTGTCTAATACAAATATATTCATTGTAATCACTCTAACATTGTTTTCAATACTTCTATTTCATGTGAATCCCAAGTAATTTGACTATTAGGGTCTACTTGAACATTTACCGTACCGTTACATCTAGTGCAAACAAGACCGATATTCCAAACGTTCCATAGGTCAGAACCTACGGTAGTTAAAGTCCATACGTGTCCATCTTTCTCACACGATTTCAATGTCTTTTCCATATCCTTCATCTTTACTAATTCATTCATTCTTGCTGCTAAGGCTGCCCTTTGTGCAGTTATCTCTTCTATCTCAGTCTCATATTTTGTTGTCATCTTTCTCACTCCTTCTTTCAATCTCGGTTTATATAGTCAAGTAATCTTTCAAGTAGACTTGCATTACTTGTGTTTCCTCTCTCCTTATTGGCGTTTTATCATTCGCCTTTAATTGGTTTATAATCTCCATACAATCGTTACAACGGGGTATCTTCCTCGCCACAAACTCATCCATGTAATGCTCAGGCCATGTGTGGTTCTTAGCGCCACAAACAGTTCCATCAGCGCCAAAACTAAAGTGCATAACTTCGGGATGCCATTTACTCATTCTTTCACCCATAGTTTATCATACTCGTATTCTTTTCTAACACCGCATTTTGTACATAAATAATAAAACTCTTCATTATAATTTAACTGGTAATCGTGTATGTTGCCGTTTTCAATACAAGCGTCGCATATTATTTCATAATATCCTGTCCCATCTTCATTAGTACTAGCAAAGATACAATCGGGACAATGATGTGTTACACACGATTCACTCATTTCTTCACCTCGTAATCTACATGGTCTTTAGGTAACTTATGCTTCCTTCTATCCATCATGTTCTGTACTAATCCAGCCACATTATTAGCCCCTGAATCGAATCTCTTCTTAGTAACGTCATCGTTAATCATTCTTTCTTTCAAGGCTGATAGTTCTATCTCTTCCAGTAGATGTTGTAATACTTCGTACTCTACATGAACTACACTAACTGCTCTTCCTTTCATCTTCTTCCCTCTTGTTCTTCATATCCACTAACATGTCCCTTAGTATAGGTAACAACTCTTCCAACTGCTGCTCGTTTAATCTGACCCCATGTCTAGTAAAATTAGGCGGGGTGTTACTCATGTTCATTATGCGTATATCTACCCAGTCTTTACCATAATATTCTATCATCCTTAGATGTAGTATACCTTTGTTATCTTTCCACTTACCTTCCATGCTAGGTGATTGCCACTTGATTTCATCACTCATTATCTTCCACCTCCCACTTCAATACTAAAGCCCTTACTAACTTTGTTTTACTGATTCCGACTCTATTTTGCCATCCAGTTCCATAAGGTATATCCAAAATAGTGCAAAGTTGCTTTATTGTAAACATATCGTATAGTTCGTCTTCAATACTTCTCTTCCTGTTGATAATTGATTTTGCTTGTTTTATTTTATCATCAACATTCATTCTTCTTCCTCCCTGAACCAACCATCTACTTCTATTTCTTCTTCATCGTTTAAGTAATAATCTTCCATTCTTTGAAAGGTTATTTCTACTAGAGTTTTATCATACGGTATTGTACTTCTGCTAACATAACCATAACGACCTTCTGACATATTCCATAGACGATGGCCTTCTATTTCAGCAATACGTTTTACTTCACTTTCAGTTAATTGTTTACCACATGACTGTACTTCCCATTGTTGTACTCTTACATCTTTACTTGTAATTGTGTAAGTGAAAGTTTCGTTACTTTCCCAATTGTCTGTTTCATCGCTCATTCTTTCCTCTCCTTTCTTAGTCTTGCTTTTAGTTTCTCTACGCCACCTTCGTCTAACAAATGTCTCTTCGTGGCTTTGAGCACTGCTGTTATCATCATGTCGTGGATTTCCATTATTGTTTTATCATCCCATACCCAATCGTAATCATCCATTTCATGCCACTGAAACCATTCTTGTTCAGTGAGTTGTGATAACTCAGGATAGTATTCCTCTTCTTCAGCCAGCACTTGCCATGCTTCGTACACCATACCAAACCCAGTAGGTGATGCTTTCACTTTCTCTCCATCCCAAGAAGGATAGTGTTGCTCGCTCATTCTTCTTCCTCCTTTCTTGTACCATGATATCCATGTCCACAAACTCTACAAGCATCTTCTCCTGAAACTCTCGGACATATTTTACACTTCATTCTTCTTCATCCATAAACGGCTGTAACAAATTATCGTAGTGTTGGTGAAAGTGCCTAGTCTTCTCTATTTCAATCCTAGTCTTCTCTATTTCAATAAGTGCATTTAGTGTAGCCCTCATCTTCAACGCTTCCTTCGATACTTTTCTATACGTATCGTAAATATCTATTATTTCGTCATCCTCATCTAATCCATCTAAGATATTAGGTAAAACAGGTATCGCTGTTGGGGTATAGGCTGGTTCTAAACCTTTCAAAGTAAATCTAGCCTGTTCGCTATCCCAAAGTCTCTCATAGTCATACATTTTTAATTCAGAATATTCACCTCTTTTATCGAAAACACGTATGCTAGCCATTGTACCATCTTCGAGTACAAATTTATCGACTTCCGTAATCTTTGAATAATCAAAATCTTGTTGAGTCATTGCTACACCTCCACAATTTTCTGCAAGCATGGATAACATTAGAGTATATTTTAAGCAATCTTCTTGGCTAGTAAAGAATGGTAGATTAATTTTTGAATCTAACTGTACTTCATTTCCTGTTGGGGAAACATCAAACAACGGCAATCCGCGATTCATTTTCCCTCCAATTGCAAGAGGGTTATTGTAGTATCCGTGGGTCTTACCCTTCTCGTTAAGAGTAGGCCATAGAGTCCAAAGAGGAAGAGTAGAACGGATGCCGCCATCCTTATAGATAATCTTTGGGCTTTGCCCTATAACATCTATTAAACGCCACTCTTTATTAGTCAACATTTCAATCATTCCTCTTCTTCATTCCAACTTAACTGTTGACAATATGTGCCCCACATCCATGGTGGTATTTTGACAACTTTTTCACTATGAGTTTGGTTTCCCCCAATGTGTATACTACCCACCCCAACATTACTTGTGTGCCCTTTATGCATATCTATATCCTCAATCATTTCTTCACGGCTTAATGCGGAATATTCATACTCAGATGTTCTAAACCGCATGAAATATTTGTCACCCATAAGTAAGTGGTAATCGTCAGGGTCTAACTGTATCTCTTCTCCAGTGTTAGGATTAGTTACTAGATATGCCCACACTTGTATGGTAGTCGTGTCACCGTTGTCAAGTAGTATCTCTCTATCCTCTATGTAACTAGGCCATACATTTTCTAGCCCCATATCTTTGAGCAATGTACCGTCACTACCAGCCCAGTTCTGTGCTATATCTCGCTTCATGTGTATCTCTAACATCCTTGCTTCTTCTGCACTACTAGGTTCAGGCATTACTTCTGTATCGCCCTCTAAGAGAGTGTACCCTACGTCAAACATCAAGACTTTCATACGTTGAAGATTCTCTTCTGCTTCAATAGATTCTACTATCGATTTCAGACTCCAAGTGTTCTCGTCTAATTTTACAAACGTTAGGCCGCTTCCATCAGGCATCCATACGCCACCAACTTGCATCTCTGCAAAGTGTTTCAGCGCCCATTCTTTCAATTTTCTATCAGGTTTCCAATTATTTTCTTTATCCATTTATTCTTCCTCCATTTTATCGCTATACATAATGTACTTTTCACAGCGAATGCAAGCGTAAACGTCACCTATATCTGTCTTTAATACAAGACAACTACTACACTCTTTCTCACATAAGGGACATGGTATTGTCGTACCCTTAGCCCACATTAGAACTGTGGCATCGCCCCATGCAAATGTAAACTTTCTACCACCTATTTGTGCTGTATCCATATCTGCTATATCCGACAACAACTTAGGGCTTAACGCCACTTCATTCGGTAGCAACTTCCACAATCTCCTCTTGCTTATTTACAATCTTTGGTCTAGCGTATAGGTTTTGTGAATCTTCGTTTAGATAAGAAATGTGTTTATCAAACTCTTGAGGTGACCCCCAAAAGAGTGCATTAACTATCTCAGTAGGTGAGGGTGTAACCTCAGGCTCGACAGTTGAATCCATTTCTAATCTATGTATCTTAGACATTATCTTTAGTTTCTCGACATTGGGTGTAGAGTGTGATGTAGTTTGCGCATCCCATTTCCTACCGCTTGAATCTACTGCGCCAAGTTTCTGTGCTAACTGGGCAGACATATTAACGAAAGTCTTAGCATCTTGAATACTAGCGAATCTAAACGGTAGTATACCTTTACCACTGTTGTAATAACTACCACCAGTAGCATTCATGTACACTGTAAAGGTTTTAACGGATTCTTCATCTTTTACAGCAGGTACACTATTGCCCTCTTCCGCTTTCTTTCCGGGTATCCACTTGAACTTAGCAAGTTCATGGCCGTAAGACATCCTAGAATCGTATTTCTTATACAGCCAACCGTTAACCAAATCATGTTCCTTTCTGTTTTTCTTACTCGTTTGTTTAACTAAGTCTCTCAGACTATATAACCAATTCCAGTTCTTCCATGTATAAGTGGCAGTGTTTCTCAAACCTTCTTTGCGTACAACGTTGAAGTTTCTTGCAGTCATACGTCTTAGTGCTTTGTTAATCTCTTTGATAACTTCCTTTTCTGCTATGATATTGCCCAGTGTCCTAGATTTTTTAGACCATAGAATGATGTCTGATGGGGCTAGACTCTTGTAATGGTTATACCCAAACGTACTTTCAATTTGGTCGTGATTCCAACCACTAGATACCACTGCTTCACCTCTTTCTCTACTCCATATTTCATGTAGACCGCCTTCGTCATCTCTTACCATAACCCAATCTGTAATGTAATCACCATCGTGATGACCGCATTTCTCATTTGGGTCATCTTTCCATTTACACTCACCTTTTGTGGGAGTAGCATATACATTACTATCGCCATCTCCAATTAACCAAGTGGTAGTACCTAACTTTTCCTCAATGGCTAATCTAAGCGGTGTGTATTTCTTACTCAACAATAAACGGACATATCCTACTTGAGTAGTAAGAGCATTCATGCCTTTAGCATTAGTTCGTAATTTTGCATAAGGTAAAAGATGGTCTAATTCATTATTTTTCAACCAACTTGCTAGACTTACTTTACCTGCGGAATTAGAAGGAGAGTGTTTACCAACAATAAAATTGCTTTGCAAATACGGGTATGGAAATGAAATATTAAATCCGTTGATTTCGTCGTGACCACATGATTTAGTTTCAGGGTTAGGTACTCTACCATATCCAACTGTTTGAGTCATCATAGCAGTAGCCATTCTAGTGTATTGATTTACTAATTGTTTAGATGTTAGTTTAGCCTCAGGTCCAGCAGATGCTAATGAATATGCTACTGCCGCATCTATTGGATAACACTCGCCTATCGTTTCTTTAGTTTTACCAATAGCGTGGTCTATTATTATCTTCTCATCTGTAAATGTGATTTCATCACTAACTACACCTGCTTTTTTGTATCGTTCCCATGTTTGCCAACCTTGTCTCTCTGCTTTTGCCATTTATATTTCCTCCACTACTAATTCTTTTAATTTCATTATCGATGGTTTGCCTGATATTATCGATTTATCTAACGAATCTATAAGCACATGAACCTCACTTATCTTTGCCATGTCATTGCGTTCCAATGGACCTTTACCCACAAAATTCGCTGTTGTACTACCTATCTTACCACTATAATACATCCATTCGCTATTATGATTTTTTACCTCTAATATCACCAATGAATAGTCTTTAGGGTCTTTTCTATAAACTCCTTTTAGACACTTAAACGCATCGTCCATACTATATGCTCTGAGTACTACGCTTGTACTCTTTTTCCTAGTTGATGTGTTCACATGTTGAACTTGTGATTCTAATTCATAAGTGTGATTATAACCATCATATCCATACAAATCTAAGAGGAATATCTCTCCTGATTCTCTGTCTTTCAAGGCTAAAAAGCCATATTTATTAGAGCGGTTGATGCTAGTGCCATTACTGAGTAGTATTGTATCGTGTCTACCTGAACTACCTAAAAAGTAACCACTCGTCATACTTATTGGACCTCTTGTATAAGAATCCACTTCTTTTTCTTTTCCAAATACTTTCATCTTCATTTTATCTCACTTCCTTTTTCAATCTCGGTTTATATAGTCAATGTTCTTCTAAGCGAACTCGACCTCTACTCCCACTCTTTCTGCTGCTTCTAGCGCCCTGTCATCATTATGATACACTGTCTTAGGTAAGTACATTATACTCTCTACATCCCAGTAATCGCCTGATAATGCACCATCCCATGCTAAACGCATAAGTGCGGGTGTAGAATGTGTTGCTTTTTCTAAATCAATGGTAGGTATACCATTCGCATCAATTAAAAATGGACTTAAACCCACTATTCTCACATCCATGAAGGCAGGGTCATCTCTAATTGAATATTCTAATGCTGAGAAAAATCCAGCAGGTATCCCATATATTTCTGCCAATTCATTCCAAAGAGACACCATACATATAGAATCTACAACATTAGTTTGTAACCCCCAACCTACATGGTGAGCGAGACTATCATCATTTTGTATGCGTAAAGTTGCCTGTATTTCTCTTCTATCTGTAATCATCTTAGCAGTACGCTCAGGTATAGCAAACGTAACATTAGGGTGTTCCATGTTCAATTCTTGGGCTACTAATCTAAGAGAAGCCCAAATATCATTCAGTACGTGACCTTTAGGGAATGGTGCTTTACTCATAATTCCACCATCTTTCCGTCATGAATACGCCCCGGTGAACCCTTCCAATTCTCTTGGTTGAACATTGCCCACATATTTACCATGGCACTGAAGTTCGCCTCACTGTAATCTACGACAACGAATATTGTGCCGCTCTTCATATGTATATCAACGTTGAAGTTATTATACGCAGTTCTTTTCATTGACTTGTTGGAAGGGCGGCGAACCATTGCCACTACCTCGGTCATTACTATGTATGCTTCTCCTGTCTGTGTACTACATCGCATGTATGTCATCCAACCACTTCCCATTCAACATCTATACTTACATAATTTTCGGGATTATCTTTGACATAATCCATGTAATCATCGATGCTTTGGTTCAATAAATCATCCGCTTCAATCTCTATTATTTCATTAGTTTTTATCTCTACTCTTACCTTTATACTCATTCTTTCACCTCGTCTGTTGTGAATGGTAACTCATCTGAATCTACAATAAAACCTGCTTTTTCTGCAAAAGAAAGCAGTTGTTTAACACCGTTAGAAAGTGGGTGTAAGTTCAATACAGCACCGTTTGGATGATTAGCGGGCGTGCCGGGTATGAATAACTGCGGTACTTTGTTACTGTATCTGATGATTTGAAACGGTGTGTAAGCGAGAGTGTTAGAAGCGGCTGACTTAAGCACTGGTGGTTGTTCTTTTAACCACATACTAACCTCAGTTGTAGTGCGCATCTTGGTCGCAAAACCGTACTCTCTTCCTTGATTCACCGTTTTCGACACACCTTGTACGTGTATCAAACCGTTATCATAATTGCATTTTACCTGTAATCTTTCTTCCATTTTTATTCCTCCAGTATTTCTCTTTCTTGCCTTCCTATAAACTTCATACCTTGTATGAGGCTACGGGATTCGACTATGTTTTGTGTGGTCTTTTTCATAGAAACGATGTCATCTTCATCTCTTTTTAGTAAGTGTATAGGTATGTATTTGTTACCTATTTTGATAGTAGTGACACCCTTCTGATTTCTTCTAATACTCATACCTCTCCTTACTGCCTCACCTACATAAGAGACTGACTTATCATACATCTCTATGTTATGGTACATCTCATCAGTGGCTAAACAAAGTCTAGTCTTATTACCACTAAGGAACTCTCTATCAACTTGTACAAAACCACCATCAAAACCACATGAACTACAAGGTGTAGTGAACGTGTTCCTATCTGCTTTACGCCATTCGTTATGGTGGCAATCACAACACTCAACGATAGTCCAACCCTTTTCAATAGGGGAACTTACTTTGTTATCACTACCAAAGGGTATACGCTCAACATCGTCAGCAAAGAAATCATCAAGGGTATGTTTCTTAGGATTATTGCCCTTACCTTTCTTAGCAGCAGCCTTTGCTTTCTTAGCAGCAGCCTTTGCTTTCTTTTCTTCTCTCTCAATCTTTACTTGCTCTGCTCTCAACTCATCTTCTGTTAGAAGATTATCAGCAGTGTAATCGAAGTTACTCCATTGTGGCTGCGTGACTACAATTGCAGAGTCACCCTCAGGTATACCACACACATCTGAGATGTATGTTTGCTGTGATTTTGCTTCTACTGCATGTTCACAAAAGTTACCACGAACCCACTTTATAAGGTCGTATGCGTTCTTCCATTCATGCTTTGCTTTTGGTATCATCAAGTGGGCAAGAATAGCCAACTGCACGCCAGTTCTACCATGACCGCCCATACACTGAGTAGATATTGATTTGATATTTTTAGTCTCAATATCCTCAACCAATGCTTTCCACCATGATGGGCCTAAGTTACTAGGAATGCTGTAATCAGGCCAATCAATCTCCATAACAATAGGTGTATCACCACCCACTAATGTAGACGATGACTTCCAACCTTCCGGTAATACGTCAATAGTTCTTGCACTGTGTATCACACCGATTGGCCCTAGAGCCAAGTCAGGTACAGGTGACATCTTGTGCCAACCACCATTCCTATTCGTTCCGCCAGCATATACTTTGACACCCTTTGCCTCAAAGACAAGGGGATTGCCTGTATGACATCCGTCTTTACTACCCATTCATTTTTCCTCCTTCAATAATTTTAATACTTCCTCAGTCCACTGGTTGTTGTCAGCCATTTGGTTACTCAGGAACTTGCTCATCAGGTCAGACAATAGGCCATAAGCGGCATCTAATTTATTCAAACCATTCCACCCATCTATCCACATCTTCGGTGTGACATCGGCATACTTCTTCTCTCTAAGTAAAGATGCAACTGCATAACTATCGACAGACGATACTTCTTTACCACCGGCCATGAACACCTCAGGGTAAGTGGTAGACAATAACTGAGAGCCTACATTACCATACTTTAGATTGACAACTAAGACATCATTCTTGATACATAATTCACATGTACTAATACCACATGGAACATAACTTTCCTCAGTTGAGTATTTGTTATTGTAGTGTAGTAGTTTAGGTCCACATGCTATTGATGCATTCCTAATTGACTCAGGCACATCTAAATCACTAGCGATGAAATGTTGACGGAAGTAGGATGCACCTTTACCGTTTAGGAAACCAAATATTTCTACCCAATCATTAGTGGGTGCTTTGTTACCTTTGTTTGCATCACCATCAAGGAACTCTCTTGCTAACTCATAGGTTCTAAACATATATGATAAAGACTCAGGTGAATGGGAGAATAGTCCCTTCTGATTACCTGCACTATCTACATGCATTGTACTGTAATCAAAGGCTTTTCTGCTTAGGAACTTGTTATACAAGAAGCCACCATTGTGTTCTAGGTTCTTTGCTAGATTCACTTCACCTATCAAATCGTTTAGTGTTTCTTGATTTGGCTCTGCTAAGAATACATTCACACTCTTACAAACATCAGCCCCTCTTGATGCACATGCACCCCAGTTAGCACCACCAAAACTTGTGTGTGTGCCCCAACCAGTAGAGAACTGTTTCTTACACCATCTCAAAGCCATTTCCATTTCAACTGTATCTAAGTTTAGTTGCTCAAGTAAAGCATAGTAATGTTGTCTTGTATTACCAGCGTGCTTTTCTCCTGACAACTCTTCCCATTCAGTTTCACCCATAATTGCTGTTAAGGTAGGCCAAAGGTCTACACAAATATTCTTTTTGTTACCTTGAGAATATCTCATCTCACCTAGTGAGAGAGCAAGGATAGCCTTAACCATCCAACCAACGAAGCCACCTGCTAAGTAAGCAGTCTCTATACCATTGTAGTTTAGCCCAACCCATTGGTGGAAGAAGTGAGCAAACCATCCCTGTTGTCTTTGCCAGTGTGTCTGTGAACGTAGTAGTCCAGCCTTGAATGCCTCGATGTATTCAGGTACACATGGGTTGTAAGGTTGAGGTACGATATCCCAATTAGGGTCAAGTGCAAGCCATGTTTGTGAACCTTCTGTAAACCTATCACCCACGTTTACTTCACCTACTATGTATGGTATACTATGCTGTCTTGCATGAGCGCAAATGTGTGACATAAGAGAGCCAGTTGGATGAGATATAACAAATCCATCAGGGCATAAGTCTCTTGTGATGTTGGCTTCTAACCACGCCACTTCTTCCAAACCTGATGCAGTCCACACTTCTTTGGCTTCACATCTCCCAGTTGAGCCAGCACTACCATCTATGTTAGCAACACGCTCAACACCGTTTTCATCTATGTAGGTAAAAGGTAATTCTCTAGGTGGATTAGGGGGTGAGCCACGTATCTGTGTAATGAAAGGTTCAGAGCCACCGCCCATTTTTCTCTTGAAGTCCTCATCTCTTTGATAGACAAACTCTAACTCATAGTTAGTTGTCTTGGTGGATGTATCAAACTCACAATTAGGATTAACCATGTGTATGTCGTTTGATAGATATGTTTGTTCAGGATTCAGTGCGAAGTATAACATTCTTCCAGTCTCTTCATTGATACCTGCTGTGATACCATCGTGACCCTCAGCAACAGCCGCAAACTGTTGAGGCGCAAGCACACAACTAGATGTGGCGTTGATGAATGGTTGTAGAATTAGGCTACCCTTAGGGTCATGCTCTTCCATACTTTTAACTAACTTTTTCCAAGAATCTTCTAGTGTCTCTTGTGTAACACTCAAGGAATCTAAGACACCATGTCTAGCCGTTAGAGGACATGTACGGAGGAAAGCAGTCTTACCATCCTCACACTTAGGTAGTAGTCTATCGAAAGCGGATTGAACTACCTCGTATGTATCTGTGAGTAATATTAATTCTGTCTTAGGTGGCTTCCATCTAACCTCACCTGAATTGTAGTGCATCTGATACTTTATCGCATCACTTGCCTTCTGAGAAGTACATAGTATTCTTCGCTCTTGGCTAATTGTACTGAACTGTATACTGCTCTTCTTCACTTGCTTTGCATTTGTTTCTTTGGCCGTGTTGAAGAAGTCTGCGAACAGTTCTTCTACACTCATACCTTTGGTGTCATCATCTTTTGTCTCATCGTCTTTTGTCATCGTCATTTTCAGTTCCCTCCTTTATTCAATCTCGGTTTATATAGTCAACAGTTCTATTGCAGGGATAGTATATACTTCCCTGATTGTAATACATCTCAGGCATCTTCAATCTCTCTCCACCTCTACATAATCAAGAGACATAACGTGGAGAAGATACTCGCCAAACTCATAGCCATCATGGTAGTGTTTCGAAAGATACTCACTTCCATCACCTGCTATTTTAACAAACTGTGCATATTCTTCTGCATGAACCATCCCTTGTTCTACAAGAGCATCCTCTACACCGCGTCTGAATGCTCTTAGCAGGTGGCTTTGTTGGTGAATGAGTATGTCTGTATTAATCATTCTACATCACCCCTACTGTATTCCAATAGTGTATCACCATCATCACCAGCATACTCCATGAGTATTTTGTATGCACAATCTAATTTGTGATACGCTTCTAACGCCTCATCTTTATTGTCGTACTTCACACACTCACTCGCCATAACATCATTAAGCGTTAACGAAGCATATGCCTCAGATTCATCATCCCAATGATGCCAAATGCGTATTTCATACACAGGTTTTGTTTCACTTAAGTCTATCTTCATTCTATCACCCCAAGTTATCCCTTTCATCATCCAAACCTTTACTCACTACATCAGCGAAGTAGTTTCGTATTAGTGTGGGTTCTATGATGTAGCGTTCAGCGAGGTCAAGCCTTTCACGCAACCGCTTGACTTCTATGAGAAAGGACATAGCAATATGCCATAATTCACCTTGAACCTTACCATAAGACGTATCTGCTACATATATCCGCTTCTTTGTAGAAGGTGTGTGTTTAGCAAGAAACTCAACGTGTTTGTCTGTATCAATCATTCTTCTTCCACCTCCATTCTTTTAACAATGTCAATTACTTCTTGAAGTTCTGCAAGGGCTTGCTTGTCCTTTAATTCAACTTCATTCAGGTTGTAAGTTTCATCTCTGTTTCCATATCCTAGATGTGACCAAATGTGCCACGGATAATCATGGTCACTTTCCACATTAGCATATTCACCATTCAGACAGTAACTTATCAATTTCAATTGTCGTTTTGTCAATTTCATTCTTCAACACCTTCCAATATCCTATTTACCTCATACCAAACTTCTGCGTGTTTATCCTTTAGCAAACTGCGAAGGGCGTTTTTCAATATCGAAGTTTCTTCGCGTAACCGCTTGACTTCTGACTTCTCCCATAATTTTAGATTCTTTTCAGTCTTTACTCTTTCACGCAACCTCTTGTAATCCGCTAGGATAAGTGGTGCGTCTGCAATCAATTGTGTGTCTGCCAAACATCCATTCACCATTCTCGCTACGCACACATCGCCCTCTTCACCGTAGGCATCAATGTTCGCAATCAAACCAGCATCAGGTTCAGCACAATCAGCATTCCACGGTGCAGGTGTATGTCCTGTGTATTTGTCTGTGTCAATCATTCAATCACCTC